AGAGATCACGGAAGATTTAACAGAGACAATTGCAGAGACGCCTCTTGGGACAATCGAAGAGGATGATATTGACGACCGCATTCTTCGAGGGCCGTTTCCTCCTGGAATTGCTTATCCTGGATATAATGAACCAGTAACTTTGATGGGAGATCTTCCTCCAATCGAACCTGAAACAAACGAGATATTCAATGAAGAAGTATTTAATAAGGTGTATGAACTTATTCACCCAACGGGCCAGACAGCGGCAGAAATGCCTGAACATTTTGATCTGTACAAAACACCGTGGAACATGTTTCAAATGATGAAAGAATCCATGGAAGAAGGTGAATGGAATGACCAAGAACTTTTAGATCTCTTAGTTGAAAGAGGATATTTAAAAGATACAACAGGTGGAGAGGATCTTGATCCTTCAAAATATCCGTCACAATTACGGTTTGAGGATAAAGTGAAGAGCATGTCGTTGGAAGAAATGGAAAAATTACTAGAGGACCAAGAAACGTGGGAAGGTGACAGGATCGACATATAATGCCCCGACGCAATCACACAAATAGTGTTACGGCTCCACGAAGGTGGCAGTCATCATCTGAGCATCCGCCGGCACAGCTGGCGTATGTAACACAGGACGAGATAGACATGCTCGTCAGGGCCAATATTTACGGATCAATGAACGGAAAGCCCAACCGCGGACCTCAGGGAATTATAAGTCTTCAAGGTGACATGGGAGACTGGAACGGCGGTAACGGCGGCAATGGCGGCAATGGCGGTAACGGCGGCAATGGTGGTCATCATCCACCATCGAATCCTCCACCATATGTGCCACCACCCAATACACCGCCACCAGGATGGGTACCGGAACCGGATCCACCTTTTATACCACCTGATCCACCAAACACACCACCACCAGGATGGGATCCACCTTGGGATCCAGATCCTATCATTCCAGATCCAGATCCACCTAGTGGACCTGATGAAATATTTCCAGATCCTATCATTCCACCACCAGATTATCCAGACGATCCGGATCTTGAAGAGGATGATCCAGGAATCCCATGGGTACCACCTCCAAACTGGCCAGGTCCAGACTGGCCAGATAATACAGAACCAGAAGAACCACCTGCACCATTTCCGGATCCACCTGATGATGGTCCTGATGGACCAGTGGACATGCCTTTTCCACCACCACCAGAACCAGAACCAGAACCAGATCCAGATCCACCTGATCCAGATCCACCTTGGGAACCAGCACCGGATCCACCATATGTACCTCCATCACCTGGAAGGACTAGGAATTTAGGAGGACCTTTTACTTTTATCAGTCCTTACGACACTGGCATGACTTGGATGGACATGCTTAACATGCAAGGAATGGAGACAGTGAATGATCCATTGGACCTGCAGGCCGATTGGATTAGACAATTAAGAGGATAACAGATATAAGAGGATAACATGAACAGATACCCAGGCAACCACACAGACAGCGAAATACTGAACGTACCGCGTAATCTCAAGACGCGTCCAGGAGCACCGGAAACGCATCTCGCGTACATAACAGATGATGAGGGTGAGCTTCTCAAGAATCACAAACCCGGAACACCACACAAAGGACCACATGACATTCCCAATTATGATTCATGGGACTGGATGAGTGGTGGCTCGAGCAGCGCAGGGGATGACCCTTGGACTGATACTTATTCAGGGGGAAGTTCTAACAATAATCAACAAGACACAAGATTCGGAGGAAATTTAGAGCAAGCTAATACTACTGTTTTTCCCGATGATACTAGCTTGCATGGTGTGAAAGACTTTTTTCCAACAGATCAAAACGTAGGACAAGGAGGACCTTATCCAGTATTGGAAAACTTAGGATCCTCCAACTTAGAAAAGAACATGTCCATGTATGACCCTTCAGGGCTTGTATATAATTTTCTTAACATGCTGGGTAATGTTTCCATTAAGCCCGGCCACGGAGCTGGTAAATATAGTCCTTTTGTTACAACCAAAAACGGAGAAGTAATATATCAAAGAGCTCAAATGGGTGAACCCGGAGCCGTTCTTATTAACGGAGAATGGAAAAAACCAATGTTAAATAAATTAGGAAATTATCTCCATGACCAAGGTACTACAGGAACTTATGATGACGAAGGCAGATTCACGATGGAGAATCCTTTTCCTACTACAAGCAGTGAGATGTTTACAGGAGTGCCTACGACTCTTTTACCACAAAATATGGACGCTATAGGTGGCCAGTTAGATAAAGTTTTAAATTATCTAGGAAGTCGTGGTGGCGGACCTGGCGGCGGCGGTGGCGGTCG